GTAGCGACTGGCATCTACACCACTAAACAGGAATACAATGCTCCTGTTTTATTCAAGGATGGGATACAGGGGCCTTACTGGGATTGGCGTGTTAACGATATCTTTGATGTTGATGCCTGTGGCGCGGGTTGTTTAATGATAGACACAGATGTTTTTCAGCATCTAGAAAAACCTTATTTTAGGGAACTCCAAGAATATAGAGATATAGACGGAACCCCTAATCTAACTACAGTCAGCGAAGACGTGTACTTTTGTCAGTCTGTTCGGAAAGCTGGTTTCAAAATTAAAGCACACGGGGCGATCATTTGTCCCCACTACGACGAAAAGAAAGATAAATTCTACACCTTGTCTGAAGATGCTCTACCTTACAAAAGGGAAAGAGAACGACAAGAAAAGGAACAAGAGGTTACTAATGGCTGACAATAACAACAGTGGCGCAAACTCCGGAAGCCTTCTCAAGGCACCCGAAGACCTTCTACATCCCCGCGATTACTCCGCTCCTAGTTCGGACAACGCGCAGACGCGCGGAGCCACGAACAGTATTCTAAAACTTTCCGAGGATCAGATTTTCAATAACTCTGGCCAAGGTAAAGGTATTGCTGGTCCTAGTGTTTGGGGCGGTTCCACCGACGACAAGGCTTCTCAGTCTAGCGCCGATGCCGGTTCTAAGCAGGGGAACGGCAATAGCGTCGATCTAACATCTGGCCAAAACAGTTGTTGGAAGGGCGGAAGAAGTTAATAAAGAAGGTGGCTCACGCCTAGTACCGATCTTTGAAGTATCTAGACGGTTGCCTTCGGAAAGCTAGCGTAGCTCAATTGGTAGAGCAGTGGTTTTGTAAACCACCGGTTGAGGGTTCAAGTCCTTTCGCTAGCTCCATGCGGGGTTAGTTTAGGGGTAGAACTACAGCCTTCCAAGCTGATTACAGGAGTTCGAATCTCCTACCCCGCTCCATCTGCCGGTGGTGAAGCGGCAACACGATAGTCTGCAAAACTATTATCCGTGGGTTCGAATCCCACTCGGTAGTCCATTTATGAACCAACGATTTACATTCCGATTTCGATATCCCTACGAGGGTAATCGTGTGTCCGTAGCTCAGCGGTAGAGCATTGGCCTGAAAAACCAAGTGTCGTTGGTTCAATCCCAACCGGACGCACCACGGGGTCGTGAGTGAGTCTGGTTAAAACTAACTGTCCGTAAAACAGTCCTTCTTAGAAGTCCGGTGGTTCGAATCCATCCGGCCCCACCAATTATGAATCGATCTAGTCACAGTTCGTCAAGTACCAACACCGGAAGATTGGCCGAGTGGTCAAGGCAACTGTTTGCTAAGCAGTAACACCGAAAGGTGTCAGGGGTTCGAATCCCTTATCTTCCGCCAATTTTAAAACGGAAGATGCTGCTGGAGTGGCTGGCAACTGGTCTTGAAAACCAGAGGATACCTTCACCGGATCGGAGTTCGAACCTTCCATCTTCCGCCATTATGTTAAAGATTTGTAGGCTATGCTCAAAAGAGAAAGAAGCCCATCATGGAAACTTCTCTTTTCACAAAAAGTCCAAGGATGGTTTTCATCCGTGGTGTAGCCTTTGCAAGAACGAAAGACAAAGAAAGCACTATTACGAAAACAGAAAAAGTATCCTAGAAAAACAGAAGAAGAATAGAAGAACTAAATATCGTCGTATGGACCTTAGAAGAAACTATGGTATATCCGAAAAAGAGTACGACGATCTTCTTCAACAACAGGATAATCTCTGTGCAATCTGTCGCACAAAAAGTTCTAAGAATTTACACGTAGACCACGATCACGATACAGGTAAAGTACGTGGTTTGTTATGCAGCAATTGTAACACAAGCCTCGGCTTACTCAGGGAAAACCCGGCTCTGTTCTTATCTGCGGTAGAGTACCTCAAAAAGTGTATAGCTGGGTAGAGAAGTCCGGTTTAACTCGCAATCCTCATAAGTTTGAGACATGGGTTCAAATCCCATCCTAGCAACCAAATAAAATATGGCACAAATAGAAAATCCGGGGAACGACAATACTCCTATCTTAACTGAGGAGATTATAGCACAGGTTCTCCGGACGGGGAAGTGGGCAGAAGACCCAGCCCTCACGCTCGTGGTGCGAGATACTGCCACGGCTGAAACAGCTAAGGCAGCTAAGCAATGGATAGCAGGATGGAATGCTGCTTCTATTGTATACCAGTCTACCACAGTTCCTAAGTATTGGGAAGGCACGCAGTTAGAGAGAGCTAATATTCCTCTATACGTTGTTGCCAAAGCAGTTAACTCCCTTACGCCGCAGATTCTAAATGGATTGTTTTATGACGATCCGCCCTTCATCTTCCAGCCTCGCCCCGGTACGAAATATGCTACCGTAGAAGCTATCTCCAATATCATTTCGTATCAGCTAAAGGAGATCAACTTCAAGGAAGAGGTTCGTAGAGGCATAATCAACGCTTGCCTGTACGGTACTAACATCTGGAAATGGGGATGGGATAGCTTCTCTTTCGAGAAGACTTACTACGCGAGAGAAGATAAAAAGACTGTAATTCCTTCTCAAGTTCCCGGAACTCCTGATACTGTTTTCCACGATCCCGATTCCCCTCTCGAAGAGAGAACAGAAACGATCAACGTGGAGCAGCCACGATTCGAGAACATCACCAGCATCAAAGACATTCTTATTGACTCGACCCTTCGCACCCCAGATATCCGCGAAGCAAAGTTCGTCATACACAGAATGTACATGACGTTCAATGACCTCGAGAAGCTGAGGGACCGCCCCGGATACAATATCCCTAGCCGAGAAGAAGTCATGAGTTGGTTTATGGCCCCCGCAGAGGAGGCTATTCCGGCTCTGGACGAACAGACCGGCGTCAATGCTGTTTGGGACATGAGGGCTAACCCCAGATGGACCCAAGCTACCGACGACCCTTTCCAGAAACCTCTAGAGATTCTAGAACGCTGGGATAAAGAAAAAGTTATCATCGTCGTTCAGCGTAAGAAAGTTATCTGCAACGGCCCCAATCCATACGGAGAAATCCCTTTCTTTTCCGTCAACTGGTGGGACGTGCCGGGTGCCTTCTACGGTCTTGGACTTGCTCGAACAATTGGTTCAGAGCAAAGACTTCAACAAGGAATTCTTAACACTTGGCTTGATTCAACCGCCATCGCACTTGCGGGAGTCTATACCCGTAAGCGTGGTAAGAGCATACCGACCCAGAGCATTCGTATCCATCCGGGAAGAGTGTTCGAAGTAGATGAAGCCGATGATTTTAAACCGTTAGAGAGAACTCCCCCCGTTCCGGAAGCTGGTCAACATCTAGCTTTGTCTCAAGCTAGAGTCGAACAAAACTCAGGTGCTGGAGAAATTACATCACAAGGTATTGCTGGTAGTACTGGACATAGCAACCTTGCCAGAACAGCAGCGGGAGCTAACGCTATCACGGGAGGGCAGGGAGTTCAGATTTCTGAGTTCCTAGAAAAGTTTGCCAACCAAGTATTCATTCCGTTCCTATACAGAGCGGATGAAATGAATCGCAGACTCCTTCCTGCTGGAATTGTTCAAAAGATTCTAAACGAAGAGTTACAGAATACTTACTTCTCAACGGGCGGGGACATTGATGAGATTCGTCACGCACGATTAGTATTCGATGTTCAGGCCGGAAGTAAGCTGAGTGAGCGCAGAGCGATGGCTCAGTCACTCCCCCTGATGACTCAATTCTTACAGAACCAGTTTATCGTCCAAAGCTTAGCTGCGGAAGGTAAAAAGGTTGACACCATTCAGGTTCTTAAGATGATGTTCGAGGCTTCTGGATGGCGTACATTCTATAGCGTCATCATAGATATGTCTCCCCAAGAGAAGCAACAAGCTCAGCAAAATCAGCCTGCGGCCTTGGCTCAATCCAAGATGCAGAATGATAACGCTCAGCAAGAAGCTAAGTTCAGACACCAACAAGAGTTGGCTGAACAAAACAATATGGCTAGAGCCGCTAACGAAGTTCTCCGCAGAAGCTTCGAAACTACAGCGACTCCAGAAGCTCTTACCGGCCTTCCGGGTCCTCCGGGACAAGGGTTTGGCGCTGAGGACGTAGGTTAATGGCTCCCGAAGAACTCGTGGATTTAACTGATCCAGAACAATTAGAGAAACACCTTATAGACGCAATAAACGCCGCCAATGCTCTCCAGCTAACCATTAACACGGAAGGCTGGGAGATCATAGAAAACTCCTT